GAAATCCCCGCTGGCCCTTCCACCCGGTCGGGAGAACTTTGCACCATGTACTGTCACGCCCCTAAAGAGCTGACGTGCAGCACACGCGCCAGCGACGTATCACGAGGATACGCCGAGGTGTAGACGCGGTTTTCTGCATCCACCTGCCCACTAGTGACGTGAGCTTCGAACGCCTTTCCGTCAACCTCGAAACAAACGCCGTCCGAGAGCCCATTCAACTTTCGAAGAATGAGGTTGGCGCGCTTGCGAGGGTTCAGACCCTTGGCAGACACCCTGGTATTCGAACCGCCGAATAGCCTCCTGGCCGTGAGAAAACCCCACAGCCAGTGCTCGAAAGGTTTCAGCCAAGACGCCACCACGAGGTTGAACCTAGGTGACCTGGGAAAGATCAACCTAGGCTTGCAGTCCTTCGCGGAAGGCAACTTCTCAGCCTTCAAGAACGCCCTAAGGAAGGAGTCCGACGAGCGCAACGGACCGTCTTCCCTCAGAGAGCGTTCAGCTTCGACGTATCTACGGCGGAGAGAACCGGTATAAGATTCCGCCGTTTCCAGGAGGCTCCATCTCGTGCCGCCATAGCGCCCAGCGATCCGAGCCAGATCCCGAAAGACCCAGAGGGGACCGCCCCGCAAGGGCGCGTCAGCCGGCACCGGCAAAGGAGCAAGAGACCGCATCAGAAGAGCAGCGACCTCGCATCTACCACAGCTAGCGTGCACACCGGGGACCCAAGTGCCTTCCAGTCCCGAGCGCCACGCCACCCACATCTGCCTTCGTGAATGGTCGCAAGACCAGTCGACCCGTTTTACGTCAAGGGACGCGCCGTCGCACACAGGCCCATCAGGCACCCGCGCACAACGGCCAAACGAAGCGACCGGTCCGTCCTAAGCAGACGACCACCACGACTCCTTGCTTGGCCCTCCGGAAAGTGCCGCCCTGAGCCTACGCTCAGCAGGCGACACCTCCCACGCGAAACGCAATGCGCCAGGCAAGGCGCACCACGTCACGGAGGCCGTGAGGCCCCGTGACTTGCACCACTCCAGCGCCCTAAGGCGCAGAGCGGAAACAAGCACCGCATTACGATCCCTAAGGACGCAATAGGAGGCTAACCTAGACAACAGCTCGGGGAAAACCACCTCCCGAGTCCCATCAGAAAGGTCGACGACGATATAAGCCTGCCGCTCCAATCGCCCGTCTTCCCCCATTGTCTTGGTCAGGACAGACCCGCCACCGCGGATCTTTACCCCGTCAGAGAGGTGTGCTAACACGTGGTTAGCCCCGATGGAAACTGAGTCCGAAGTGAGGTCTGGTGTCCACCGACCCCGAACAAAGCGTCCAACGGAGCCAGGGGCCCCGCCTAACAACCCCTCGAGCGAGCGCACCCAACGGGCACGCCTCCGAGGTCTGGCGCTGTAAACAGCACCTAGACGTGAATGAGAAAACTCATTCAAGCCTAATGGATGGGCTGAATCGACGTGCTGTCCGCACACGTCGACCCTGTCGTGCAACGCCCTCGCACGCTGTGGTGCCTCTTGCCCAAACAAAAGAGGCAGTGGCAAGAGTCTCCAATAGGTGGACCGGCCATCAGCAGGCCAAAGAAGTCCAAAGGAGACCCAGAACAGGTAAAGGAAGAAGCTCGCCAGCCACCGGGCGAGGGTCTTCAAGAATAGCGAGCACGTACGGTAGAGGTG